GGTGTGTGGTTACTTCATTAGTATCTCCATACACTCCCCCAGAGCTGGGAGAACACAGATTATCAGGAGACATCTATAAAGATGCTCATCCAGGACAAAAGTTTAGGGATGGTAGTACTATTACAACATCTCGTATCGTAGGAAAGAAGGGAGATGCAGTAGTTACCCTCTCCGGTAGTATATACGAGCTTGGGAATCCCGCTCCCTTATATGAAGAACAATTCCCTAACGCTAAACAACGCTTGCTAGACAGTTTGGAGGAAGTAAAATGAGTAAACTTCAAATGGTACCTATAAAAGATATAACAGTTGGTACTAGGTTTAGAAAGAAATATGAGAAGAAAGCCCTTGAAGATTTAATAGAAAGTATCAAGGAGAAAGGTATTGTCCAGCCTATAACTCTTAATAAGGACTTAGTCTTACAAGCTGGAGGTAGGAGATATGTAGCTGCTATGGCCGCTGAGCTTACAGAAGTTCCTGCCCTTATTCGTGACACAACTGATGAACTTGATTTGAGAGAGGTTGAACTCCTTGAGAACATTCAGCGGGAAGATTTAACATGGCAAGAAGAGGCTGCCTTATATGATGAGATTGATAGACTCTTCAGAGAGAAGTTCAAAGGTAAGAAGAAGTGGAGTGGTAGAAAGACTGCCGAGGAGATAGGTGAGTCGTCAGGAAACGTAGCCGATAATCTTAAACTCGCTAAGGCTTTAAAAGCGGTACCTGAGCTTAGCTTCTGCAAATCTAAGAAGGATGCTCTTAAGCTTCTGAAAAAGGCAGATAAGCATATCCAAGTACAAGAAGCTGTTGCTGAACAGAAAGAGAGGATGAAGAAGGAAGCTCATACCTATGTAGAGTATGCTGAAAATCACTTTAAGATTGGCGACTGCCGCGAAGGAATACAAGATCTAATTGATATGTATAAGGAGTGGAAGTCTCCATCTAAGATTGGGTTAGTCGAAGTTGACCCTCCCTACGCCATCGACCTTGAGGAGATAAAAAAGAAGGAGGGCATAACCAGTGCGGAGCTTGCAAAGTATAAAGAGATATCTAAGGAGCAGTACCCAACTTTCCTTGAACAAGTGTGCCGACTTATTTACTCCGTATCAGCGCCAGATTCTTGGACGATATTCTGGTTCGGACCTACCTGGTTCTGTGAAGTCAAGCATGCTCTCTGCTCTGCAGGATTTGAAGTGGATGACATTCCAGGAATCTGGGTCAAAGGTAACGAGGACTCTGAAGGTCACGGACAAACAAACCAGCCTGGAATTTATTTGGCTAGGGCTTACGAACCCTTCTTCATTGCCAGGAAGGGTAAGCCTGAAGTTCACAAGCAGGGACGGAGTAATGTCTTTAATTTCAAGCCTGTCCCAAATCAGAGCAAGTATCATCCGACACAACGACCTATTGCATTGATGGAAGAAATCTTACAGACCTTTGCAACACCGGGTACTACAGTAATGATTCCTTTCCTTGGGTCAGGTGTTACTCTGCAGGCTGTCTATAGAAATCATATGCAGGGCTTTGGTTGGGAACTTAATGCACACAACAAAGAACATTTCTTATTGGAGGTAGAGAAAGATGAACGACTCTCAACGGATGCAGCATCAAATGATGGGTAGTATAGTTGATACTAGAGAACGAATGGAGTATGCACTTGAGGAGATAAGGAAGAATAGACCTCTGATTTATCTTGCTTGTGCTTATGGAAAGGTACCTAAACCACAACAGAAGAGAAGGTATCAGATAGCTAGTGAGGTAGCAGGGAATCTTCTTAAAGCTGGCAATCTTGTGTATAGTCCTTTGTCTCATAGTCATCCTATGCAGGTGTATGGTAATATGAAGTGGAGTAGTACTCAATGGCTAGAGTATGATGAATTCTATCTCGAACGATGCGATATTCTTATGGTTCTTCAGTTAACTAATGCTTGGAGAAACTCAGAAGGTATCTTGCATGAGATACAATTCTGTCATGATTTAGGTAAGCCTATCATATTCCTCCCTTATGATGGAAATGATGAGCCTTTGCCAGTGGCAGGACCTAGAAGAATCACAACAACAGAAGCATTAGAAAAGGCAGCGCAAGCTTGGTGTACTCCTGATACAGATGATATAGTAATGGACTCAAGACTTGCTCAAGCTTTTGCTAATATTCTTCATGAGGAGATGAATAAATGAGTTTCTTACCTTCTCAAACCTCACGTGAAGTTCCTGCTGATGGCGACCCGAATAGTCTCATAGCCATAGTAGGTGAAGCCCCTGGCGCGTTTGAGGTTAACTCTGGAAAGCCCTTTGTAGGCCCTGCTGGTAGAGTGCTTGAGCAGTGTCTGCATGGGGCTGGTCTAATCAGGGGTGAGCTATATATAACTAATCTTATCAAGTATAAGATAAAGTCTATCGACACTTATTATAATGAGAGACGAAAGGCTTTAACTGACCTTGGGCAGAAACATGCTGAACTCTTATGGGATGAGTTAGCAGATGTAAAGGCTAATATCATTGTACCTCTAGGTAATCCAGCACTGGCTGCACTCACTGGTCAAGGTGGTATTATGAGAAGGAGAGGCTATATAGCTGAGTCTCCGTATCTGCGACGAAAGATACTTCCTACCATCCATCCTGCTGCAGCCATCCGAGGCAACTACTTATATAGACATTATATAACTGCCGACCTTAGGAAGGCAAAGGCTAACTCTGATACCTCTGAGATTGTGTGGCCTGAAGTTGAGATACATATTCCTAAAAACTATTGGGATGCAGTACACTGGCTGAAGTGGCTCAAGCAGCAACCTGCATTATCCATAGACATTGAAGTAATGAACTTTGAAGTATCCTGTATAGGCTTCTGCTGGGAAGATAATAAGGCAGTTGTAATCCCTATGTATGGCGCTGCTTTATGGACGGAGGAAGAGGAGGTTGGCCTGTGGTCTCTCATTGCTGCTATCCTTGAAGACCCTGAAATAGCAAAGACTGGACAGAACTTCATCTTCGATATGCAGTTCCTCGCTCAGCGCAACAACATAATAACTCGTGGTCACATAGATGATACTATGATTAAGGCCAGTATTCAATATCCTGACTTCCCTAAATCGCTGGAGTTCCTTGTAAGTGTCCATTGTAATAGACCATACTGGAAGGACATGGTTCAGTGGAAGGGAGCGGACTTAGTTAAGAAGGAGAGTTGATATGGACTTTATAGAGTTTCAAAAGGTAGCTGGAGAATGGGCAGAAAGAACATTTCCAAAGTCTACTACAGCCAGCGTGCTTGCTCACATGGAAGAAGAAATGTTTGAACTTAAACTTGCAGAGAAGTTCCATGAGCAGGCTGAAGAAGTGGCAGACATACTTCTCCTATTAATCCATTACTGTCACAAGAATAATATAAACTTATTTGGGGCAGCAAAAGTAAAGTTTAAAGAGAATCAATCTCGTAAGTGGGCAACTGAAGCAAACGAGAAAGGTTATTTCAAGCATGAGGAGGAATAATGCAATACTCACAAGACCAAGAGCTTGCTTTAAAGAAGATGCACGAGTGGTATAAGGCCTGCAAAGAAGGCCTTCTTACTAAGCAAGTATTTTATCTAACAGGCTGGGCAGGTACAGGTAAGACTACCATAGCCAATGCTTTTGCAGATGAATATAAGAATAAAGGGATTAACAAAGACCGTATTGCTTACGGTTCTTTTACTGGTAAGGCTGCTCTACGAATGAGACAGGCAGGTATGCAGGGCGCTCAAACTCTTCATAGTATGATATATACTGTGGAGACAGATAGGAAAACTGGTAAGCCTGTCTTTCATCTCGACCCAAACTCCTCATTGAGGAAGGAAGACTTACTAATCCTTGATGAATGTTCTATGGTTGATAAGGAACTAGGTGAAGATGTGCTCAGCTTTAAGGTTCCAGTTCTAGTTCTTGGCGACCCAGGACAATTACCACCTATCAAAGGTACTGGATTCTTCACCAGTAGGAAGCCTGACGCTACTCTCAGCGAGGTACATCGACAAGCCCTTGAAAATCCCATCATCAAACTGGCTACCGATATAAGAGAAGGTAAGCCAATCCAGAGGATGAATGAGCCTAATCTTAAGACCTATATAAAGTCTAATAAGTTTGATGCAATATATAAAGACTTTGACCAAATCTTATGTGGCACTAATAAGACTCGTAATCGAATCAATGATCTTGTAAGGGCATATGAAGGTTATGATGACTTAGATGTACCTCACCAAGGAGAGAGGATTATCTGCTTAAGAAATAATAGAGTGGATGGGGTCTTTAATGGGTTGATAGGAACTATGACTAAGGGAGCTGACCCTAACGCTGACCTTCCTTTGCTTGAGTTTGTTGATGAGGAAGAAACTATCCATATGGTATATGCACATAGAGAGGGATTCATAGATGATAAGCTCTTTAATGATATGCACTATTCTCTTAGGAAGTCTGCTAATGAATTTACCTGGGGTTATTGTGTTACAGTACATAAGTCTCAAGGTAGTCAATGGGATTCAGTTCTCCTTGCTGATGACAACTTCCTTATATGGGACAAGCCTCAGAGAAGGAAGTGGATATACACTGCAGTAACAAGGGCCGCTGATAAGCTTGGAATTATGCTAGCAAAAGGATTATGATTATGAAAGTTATTGATAGTTACTCAGGAAAAGATTTTGACGTAACTTTTCCAGATTTAATACGAAGAGCTGTATCATATAATACTTCTCTTTGTTCAGGGCATTTAGAAGTCTTAGCCGCTGCCCAAGAAACACTTATAGATATCATATGCCACTTTACTAAATATTTAAGTGAGGAGGATATGGTAGAGTTTATGAAAGATATAACCACAGGATACTATCTAGATGAGTGAATTTACTGATACAGTCCTCGAGTACAACGCCTTCGACGTGGTTAATACTCTTGAGGTAAGTAAGGAACTTGAATCTGGCATGGATGCTGACTATCAAGCGACCTATGATTTCACTGAGCGTCTTCTTGAACCTCTCATGTTCATGATGAGTAGAGGGGTTGCAGTAGACATGGATGAACTTCAGATTGTTAAGGAAGGCACTATTAAGAAGGCTCAAGCTAAAAGGGAGAAGTTAAATGAACTGGCTGAACGAGAGCTTAACCCTAATTCCCCTGCCCAGCTTAGACAGTACTTCTATGTGGAGAAGGGTATCCAACCGTACACGAAAAGGAACGCAAAGGGTAGTAGTAGCATTACCTGCGATGATAAAGCTCTTCAGCGTATCGCCAGAGGCACTGCTACTCGTAGAGGATTACCTGAAGCGAAACTCATACAAGAAATTAGAGCTCTCGAGAAACTCCATGGAACATACTTGGACATTGCTTTTGACCAGGACAGACGGTTCCGTTGTAGCTATAATCCAAGAGGAACAAAGTTCGGGCGACTCAGTTCCTCAAAGACTATTTTTGAGACTGGCATGAATATGCAGAATCTACCTCATGTCTTTAAGAAATTCCTTGTAGCAGACCCAGGGTATATGCTATGGGAGATTGATAAGGCTAAGGCAGAGTGGGTAGTCGTTGCTTATGTCTCAGGTGACGCTAATATGATTAAGGTTATAGAGGAAGGTCTCGACCCTCATATCCATACTGCTCACCTTATGACCGGCCTACCCAAGGAATTGATAGAGGAAGAGTCTAAGTTAGTAGGACATCTGACTGACCCACAGGAAGTAGGTGAGATAAGGAATAAGATGCGGCAGGCCTCCTTTGCTGTAGCAAATGCTTTTGAGGCCGCCGACTTTCTTCCTCGCACTATGAGTATAAGGCAATGTGGTAAGAAATCCAATCATGGTCTAAACTATGATGAGGGATATAGAACATTTGCCCTCACCAATGAGATGCTTGAAGCTGAAGCTAAGAAGGTTATCCAACTCTATAAGTACAAGGCCTACCCCGGAATTCCTATCTGGCATAGGTCTATTCAAGAGCAGCTCCGTCATGATAGGACCTTATACAACTGCTTCGGAAGGAAGTATAAGTTCCTGGGCAGATGGGATGATGACCTATTCAAGGCTGCCTATGCTTATATTCCACAGAGCTCTGTTGCGGATTTAGTGAATCATGGGATTATAGATTCCTATTATGACCGAAGTGATTATATGCTACGGCAGGAGTTGCTAGGTCAGGTACATGACTCAGTGCTTGGACAGAATCCTATATCCGTAATAGAAGAACATGAAGGTGAAAAGGATATCTATAAGATGTATACTAAAGATATTCATCTAAACTCTATAGATATGGCAAAGTCTATGCAAGTAACTGGACAGTACATGAATCGTGAATTAGAATACGGAGGACGAAGCTTCCATATAGATAACGACGCTAAGGTCGGATTCAGTTGGGGCGATATGAAAGACGTTAAAATAGACGCTCCTATAGAAACACTTGCACAACAAATCCTAGGAGTCTATAATGAGTTCCAGTCGGGAGCTTGAAGACTGGATAAGTGCCTATTTGAAATATACAGAGAATACTGAACCACCTATATCTTATCATACATGGACTGCTGTCTCAATGATAGCAGGAGCTTTGCAGCGAAAAGTCTACCTAAGGTGGGGCTTTGATACTATATACCCTAATATGTATGTAGTACTAATTGGGCCATCTGGTAGAGCGAGGAAAGGCACTGCAATGAATATCGGGAAGGATATTCTGAAAGATATAGGAATAAGTATGACCTCTGAAAGTATTACTCGTGAGGCTCTTATTCGGGATATGAAGGAGGCTATCAGCAACTTTACTGATGCCACTACAGGAAAGATTAGGTATCATTGTTCATTCACTGCATTATCGGAGGAGTTATCAGTCTTCTTAGGCCAGAATGATATAAGGTTCTTAGCAGACTTAACTGATTGGTATGACTCAAGAGATAGTTGGACTTATCGTACAAAAGGTTCTGGAACAGACAAGATTGAGGGCGTATGTTTCAACATACTTGGAGCTACGGCTCCTGACTGGCTGCAATCAATTCTACCTCAGGAGGCTGTCGGAGGAGGCTTCACATCTAGAATTATTTTCGTCGTTGAGGAAACTAAAGGAAAGACAGTACCAGAACCGATATATTCAGACACTGAGCATGACCTCAGACAAAAGCTCCGCAGAGACTTGGAGAAGATTGCGACTCTTACGGGCGAGATTACCTTTGAGGCACAAGCTAAGGATGCCTACATTGCATGGTACGAGGCGCATGAGGAGGCCATTGCCAAAGGTAAACCGCCTATTGAAGATACAAGATTTGCCGGGTACTTGGATAGACGAGCTACACATTTGAGGAAGTTAGCAATGGTAATGTCTGCAAGTAGGGGTACAGACAGACTTATAACATTACCAGATATTGAACGTGCAGATAAGGTACTCAAACAAGCTGAGGCTAAGATGCACAAGACCTTTGGTGGGTTAGGGAGCAGTCCATACTCAGCAATTACTGATAAGGTTATTAACTATGTTAAGAACAAGCATGAAGTTAAGCGGTCAGAAGTATTGAGACAATTCTATAGAGACCTTGACCCATCAATACTAGATGTGATAGAGGCTACTATGAGTCAGATGAAGATTGTTAAAGTGATTAGAGATATGCAGAACCACGATACTACCTATGAATATAAAGGGAGCTAACATGAATGGCAGAACAGCGAAAATACTACGAAGACTTGCTCAACGCAATACAAAGGGAAAGCCCTATGCGCGCTATCTTCAAAGGCAGACAACAGGGCAGATTATTCTTGACCCGCTGAGTTGTACTAAGGGATGGTATAGACAAATTAAGAAAGGACTCAAAATGAGAGACCCTTTCATGCTCAAGGCTATGGAAGTTGAGAAGGCTACTATAGAAATTGAGCGTTTAAGAAATGTCCGATTGTCGGACACATCTGAATCGGAGGTGACTAGTGGACAGTAAGAAGGAAGAACAATTAAATAATACTAACTATCCTGATAGGAGTGAGATTGTTCCAATAGTAGCTGAGGCTATGTACTATATTACGTGTACTAGTTTAATATACCAAGAAGGAAATGAGGCAGAGATAAGATTCATTAATGACCTTGCTAGAAGAAGGTACAATACAGATAACGCTTTCAAGAATAGAGTAGATGCTGCAGTTAATCAAATCTATAATAAGTTTGAGGAGCACAAACCTAAGATACAATTAATACCTGGAAGAGTGCTGCAATAAGGGGACTTCATTGTCCCCTTTTCCTTTGCTCAACCATAGCTTCCTCTTCCTCACTTGAGATACCATAGTCTGTTCCATAGAACTTCTTAAGGAATGAAAGATGCTTATTGAAATCGTCTGACCTATATCCTAATCCCTGACTTTGCATCTGGCCAGCCATGCTTTCCATGATTCTTCTTCCTCTTTCATCGGCATCTCTCCATTCCCAATAGAATAGATCAGCTCTAGTTATAGAGTCTTCATTCCCTGTATTGACCCACCATAACCGCGAAGGGACGGCCTCAGCGCCCGTATAACGGGACATAATCCTGTCATAAGCCTTCTGTGCCTCAAATCGTTTTGTGAGCCGAGAGCGCTCCTCAGGCGGCTGTGCGTTAATCCATGCGCGGACTGTACGTTCACCCCCAGTTATTTCTCCCTGTTTCAGATTAAAATAGGTTTCATCCAACTTTCTAGCAAGGTCGTATCTATAACCTCTCCCTGCTTGAGTCATCGGTTCTATCTTCTCCATCTCTCTTGCAGCTGGATGAGTGATGCCTATGATTCTTCTGAGGATAGGGGTGTCTGCAAGGATTTGCATTGTCGTCCTACTTTTATCGTAAGGTGTCAGACCTTCAGTCATCATCTTATATCCCATCCCTGCTAAGTCAGTATAAGGATTGATTGGAAATAACTTCTTAGCCGCAGCCTCTGACCTTTCAGGAGACATTCCAGTCCATTGACCAAAGTCTCTAAAGAATGGAGGAGTAGGTTGCTTTGGAGGAAGGTTATACTCTTGCTCAGGAGGTAATCCTTCTTCACCTTTCCATATCTTACTATCATTCCAGAAATCATAGTTAGAAGCATAGGTCATACTTGCTGCTAATGTAGGAATTGATGCAGCCCCTACTGTAGGTAAGGACTCTCCCAACACTTTCAAAGTTCGTTCCCCAGGAGTTCTATCCATCATATACTTTGCTAGCAGATGTTCAGTAAGTGCTGTGAATGGAATCATAGTATTATCTTTCTTAATCTTAAAATACACATGACGAGTGTTTCCATTCTGATCTATGAAACTCATACCAGTTCCAATAATCCAATTCTTCTCCATCTCAGCATCAGAAATATCGTTCATCAATTCAGGGTTAGCATAGTAGTTAGCTAGCCATAATGAACCAGCAGTTGCTTGAAGCCATGCAACCTTTGTAACAAATTCTCCTGGTCTTTGCTTTGCAGACCTTGCAGCCGTTCTGAAAGCTTGCATACTGGCATTGAGATATGGAAGAGCGTGGTCAGCCCCTTTAGTAGCCCAACCACCCTGAGCGAAGTCCAAATAGTTTCTTGCCTCCCAGGTTGCCTCAACAGGACTCTTTCCATTCTCAATAGCTCTATCCCTAATAGCTAAGCGTACCCATATCTCAGAGAACTCATTAAGCTTAGCCATTGCTTGTCCGACCTTTCTCAATCTAGGGCTCATCTTGATACCAGCCTTGGATACAGTTATCTGAGTCCCTTGATGAGTTAGGAAATTCATACCTCCATTTTCATTTATATAGTCTTTAAAAGTACCTTCCTTCTTCCAAGCATCCTTTGCAGTCTTTGCTAAGTTCTTACTCATCTGCGCCATGTATATAGGAAAGTGTGGACTAAAATCAGATGTAGTTATATAAGCGTGAATGAAGTCACGAGGGAAGTTAGCCAGAGCAAACCCTGGGTTATACCCAGTTGCTAATGGTCGCACAATAAAGCTACCTGACGCTACCCGCATAGTATTAGCCATCATTGCAGACACCTGTGGACTCTGCGTAATCCACTGCTTAGCCATAGCAGCATCCATAATAAGAGGATGTTGCTTACCATCTATAAGAACATCTATTCTCACCTGACCTTCTTGCAGATGAATATTTCTTGCTTTCCCTCTCTTATCATGCTTAATATCTTTAGCAGCTCTAACCCAGTTGTTCTCAGGATATAGCTCTGCATAGTTCCTAAGGGCCTTGTTGGCCTTATTCATAGCTATTCTGTTCTCAGCCCTAATCATATACTCAGCAAGGAGTAGACGGGAGTCAAGCTCAAGGGCCCTAATGTCACCCCTACTTAGTTCCTTCAAGCCTGAGTCATGAACAGTAATCTTCTGTCCACCAAGTTTGCTTTGAGGAATAGGATCAATTCGATGTATGAACTTACGAGGCTCATACATAACTGTCTTCATCTCATTATAGGCTTTCTTATTGATAAGACCTTCAACATAGAGATCATCAAGAACTTGCTTAGTTGCCCTATCATAAAATTCTGACCGCTGCCATAGTTCCTGAAACTTATCAGGTCCTAATCTTTCCTCCATAGCAATAAGTGCATTTCTATGTTGAGTAGCAGTTGTTTTTCCTGGGTGTTGAGTCTTACCTTCTCCCTTAATCCTATCAATTTCCATGATGCGTCTTGACTGCAGGATTTGATTCAAGGTACCTATCTCGGATTCAGATAAATTAGCATAAATCTTATCTGACCAAGCTTGATATCTGAGCTGAGCTTTAGGAGTTGCCCCTGCAATAAGGTCGTGCATCATTACAGCTTGCTTACCTACATCACCTCCTGTCTCTAGTAACCTTTCCTTAACCGCAGCAGATACGTCAAGAGTAGCATGCTTGACTTTATCTATGATAGACAAACGCATCTGTCTGTCAAGGGCTTTTAGTTGCTTCTCAGACCTATCATAAGTCTCTGTTACTTTCTTGTAGTCAGCATCAATAGCAGCTTGTGCTTCAGCAGACCTACCTTTAGTGCCTTCAGTAACTCTCAATGTAACAGGCTTATCTCCTAACTCTTTCATGAGCATAAGAGTATCAAGGTCACCTTTATCTAGCAACTCAATAGAGCCATCCTTATTTCTCGTTGCAGTTATAACTGGCGGCGCTTTAGCATCTTTTATCTTCTTACTTAACTCCACCATCTCCACAGGTGTACGAGTGATACCTACATCTTCAAGACCTGCTCTTGCAATAATATCTGTTGGGGTTGTCTTAACTACTTCTGTTGTTGAAGACAGTTCAAGTGGTAGGTCCTGTTGCCTTTCCGCAACAACTTCCTTAAGCCTCGCCGCCTTTGAACTTTCAGTACTCTTGAATGTCTTATATTCATTTACCTTACCTTTAGCAATTAATAAGGGAACATAATAAGGAAGACCGGCGATAGCAACATCAGCAGCAGTCGCAAGTAATGGACTATCAGTATGGTCTAATACCCAAGTACCTACATGATGGCCCATATCTCCAGCACCTTGAAATATCTTACTAAACCAATCAGTATATACCTTGCCATACTCAGTCTGAGGAGAAATAGTCATAGCATTAGATACTTGACCAAATCCTCTTGCATATGCTTCTCCAGGGCTTTCACCTGTAGACTTATCTGACTCTATAGATTGTAGAGCCTCATGAGCGCCATATACTGCCCCTGCAAAAGCTCCAGCTAGTCCAGTGAACCCAGAAGCAAGGACCTCTCCGACGCCTACTGCTGCATCAGGCACTCGAGCTAAATTGGCAAGGGATTGTTTTATAGTATCAGGAGAAATTTCCTGCCCTCCTACGATCATACCTTTGGAATTAGGAGACGTATTAGAGGGAGACTCCTGGGCTGCTCCAAGTTCTTGCTCAATTTGTTGTTGAGGCAAGGGCTTTAGAGAAGTAGCAGGTGTCTGGTCTGCCTTTCCAGGAGTCTCTATACTTGCACTTCTGGCCTTTGCTGCAGCTACGGCCTCATCAATAGTATCATAGCCCTGCAAAGTCCTTCCAGTATCTGGATCTATTCCTTTTGAATCAGATATAATCTTAATAGCTTCATCTGCTGAGACAGACTTACCACCGTAGATAGTAGGAATATTAGTGGGCTTTCCATTATTTATCCTAGTATCCTCAATAGTAATAGTTCGTTCGGTAGAGTAGGTTCCATCCGGATTAGCTATATAAGGACGACCTTCCTTAGTCTTACCTAAACTATTAAGCTCATCTTTATTAACAGGCTTGAGTGGCATGTCTCATCCTTATTCAGTAGGCCAGTTATCCTGTAACCATTTAGATAATTGGTCAGGAGGTACATCAGGATAGTTCTCAATCAGATACCCTAATAGTTCCTTCGGAGTCCACTCCCTATCTGCAGGGAAGCTTATATCAACTCCATTAACCTTTCCATCTCCAAGAGTCTCTGTCTTTGGAGTCTGCTCACTTGTTTGTCCCTGTTGACCTTGCTCAGTCTGTTGAGGAGTTTCAGTACCCTGTTGTGGTGCCGGAGCTTGTTCTCTACTGCTAAAGAAGTTCTTGATTCCATTGAGTAGATCTCCCACACTAGTTTCACCTGTTGGTTTAGGCTGTGTAGTAGTTTGATTCTCTAGATTAAAAGAACTAAATACATCTCTAGATATCTGAGACGCTCTAGCTCCAGCAACTTCTGCGGACATACCATCCTCAAACATTAAACCCTCAAGCTGACTCTTGGCAAGCTCAGCCATCTTATTCTTAATAGGGTCATCAAAGGTCCAATCATTACCAACCTTCTTCCCGAAGGTAGCATTGATAACTTCAACAGCTTTGCTACGATTCTTTAGAAACTCACGAGCATTGGCTCTATTAGTAGCATTATCAGGTTTCTGTTTCTTCTTAAGAATATCCTTAATAGCATCCTGCATGTCAGTAGCTTTCTGTCCTGTTTCCTCTGTTGGCCCCATCAAGGTTAGGTTACGAGCATTAGCATTCTTCTCCGCTGCGCCAGATGCTATGTCTTCAGGTGTAGCAGCAAATGTTGTCTTTCGCTTAGGATTAGTCTTATCATAAGCCGTGACTTTAGTCAGACTACTCTTCTGACTTCTGGCAGAAATAACTAATCGAACAATATCACCAGAATCTACCTCAGGAGCCATCTCAGTAGCTTTAGTAAAATCCTCTCCAAGGGAACGGTCATAAGAGCCAAGTACTTTAGCAAGCTGCTCAGCCCTTTGCTTCTTCTGCTTATCAGAGATAGACTTCTCTGCCCCTTTAATAAGACCTGTACCAATACCTTGACCGAAGGCAGCCCCAGGTGGATTGCCACCATAGTCAGGTGGTAAATATAAAACTGTTGCCATGTTAAACTCCTAACTTAAAAGATCAGTGAGCCTGCTTTCATACCAACACCAGCGCCAACACCACCAAGGATACCTGACAAGGCACCCTCTGACCCAGGCTTAGCAATACCAATGTTTTCAAGAGTCTGCTGACCAGTAGCCCCTAACAACAATTGCAATAGCTGATTCCGTTCCTCCATCATCTGCTTACGTCTCAACTCTGATACTGTATTATTAGTAGCAAAATCTGTAGCTGCTCCAGTAACAGTTGGTATCAAACCAAGAGCCTGTAGCATTCTATTTCTTGCCGCTTGGTCAGCCTCAAATGACATACGAGTACGCTCTGCAGATAGATTCCTTGTAAGGTCATTAGTCGCAGTAAGGTCTTGATTCAACCTGTCAGAACCCCAGAAGTTAGACCCAGCCCGTGCAGATATCTGTGGAAGTATCTGCTCACTGAACGTCTTGAGTAAAGGGTCTTGTACCGTCTGTGTAAAGTACTGGTCAATCTGCTGAGGGTCGTATTGTAAGGACTGATTCAGAGTATTAGCAGCTGTACCCATAGAGCCAGTTATAGCCTCTAGGACCTTCTGCATAGCAGCATCCTGATTAGGATTAGCTGTCCCACCGGCAGTACCTATAGTCCCATAGTCACCTATATCTCCCTGAAGCAGCTTAAGCATATAATTGATAGCTTGATTCTGCTCAGGAGTTTTAGTAGGTAGAGTTTTAAACTCTGCACTACTTTCAGTACCTGTTAAAAAGCTGCCTAAGTCCATCTCGTTCTCCTATTGCTCGATAGTCGGACAATTCTTAATATTCACTTTCCATCCTATATATAAACCCAAGACTTTCCCAGATAAGACCGGATGAACCTGATAATCTTAGCCTGAATCTTCTTGAAGCTTTCTGTAAAGAAGTACTTACTAGTCCAAGGGTTGTCTTAGTAATAGTAGTAAGTGTTTGCCAATTATCACCTTCATCAAAGCTTATCTCAACTAAGATAGAACTTCCTTGAATTCTAAAATCGAAGGTATCCGTTCTAATCATAAAGCGAGGGTGTCCAAAATCTTCCGTCTCAAATACATAGTCTATAGTATTTCCATTATCATTAGTAGTAAAATAATCATACTCATAGACCTGTCCATCATCAGATAATAAATGGGTAATAGGAGAATTTGCTGAGACGGATTTAGAATCCCAACTCCAATCCTGTTGAGTCCAATCACCTACTAACTCATTCCAAGTTTTATCATCCTGACTTTGATAGAATCCGAATCCAGTTAAATTAAGACCAAAGTCTCTTGTATAGAAAGCATTATTTGCAAGTGCTAAGCGCATTAATTTAGTAGGATATTCATCTGTTGTAGTAGGATAGAATATCCAAACTTCATCAAGTTCCTCAACATAGAAACCAAATACTCTTTGCTTATAACTTGCATTAAGTTCGCCATTAACCCCAAAGGTTAAATCATATATCTTATCGCCTATAGGATTAAAGTCAAAGCCCCCTCTATATTCATATATATTTGAGTTACCTACAAATAGATGGTAATCACCAAGATCAATAACACTATCTTGTGATAGGGCTCCTTCCCCGGCAATAACAGTCTCAAAGTCAAATAGTAAATCAACAGTTCCTACATATTCAGTTCTTACTACTGACCGTTCCCTATAAAATATCATATAAGGACCTAAAGCAGATACTGCTATAAGCCAATCCTCATTATCAAATAAATCAGTAAAGCCTGCATTACCTGTTGTCCAATTAGTTGGGTCACCTGTATCTGACCTTCTTACTCGCTGAGGATACTTACTACCACCTTCCGTTGTATGAGCAAGAATAAGATGGTTTTCAAATACAGTAACTAATCGACACTGAGTATTACCTGAACTAGGTAAGTTAGGAAGTGTCTGACAACTGGCTCCATCATAGTACTGAGGATTATCAACTCCATTAGTAAATACGAACCAATCATGACTAGGTAACGTACAGACCGATACTTGAATATCAGCAGATCCTGTTAGGTCAACAGCCTTAACAACAGCCGCACCTACTCCAGTGTTCTTACCTGTAGGTATGGCATCATCTATAGTTATACTAACACCGGCAGATACACTTGCTATAGTAGTCCTATGCTGTGTACCATCAGATAAATCAATACCGACATAATCACTAGCAGTAAAACCAGCAGTCGAAGGAACCTCAATAACGGTCTGGCCAGCAACTTCGTCATTAGATGTGGTAGTGGCAGTACCATCAGATACATATCTCCATTCAGCGCTCTCTAATTTATAGAGGGTAGCATCTGTTATCAGCATTAACTCAGATGAACCATCTTTCATATAGAACTGGTATGATACTCTTGGATTCCCCCTTACAGTACTAAGAAAAGGAGCATATCCAGTATCAGACCTTACTGTACGCTTATAGAACTTAACATTGTGGGCAGTCAAAGCCTCACCAGGGTCAAGAGTTATAGAAGGTATATCAGCCCTTATACCTTTTGTAAGGTCTTGAATGTGCTTATATTCCCACTTATTTTCTAATTCTAAGAAGCTCATTATAATTCCTTAGAATTTAATACAATAAAGTACATTGATGTTGATGGGTCTTGATTCACTACCACCATTACCAGATATAGTATGGGTATGCGCTCCAGAAGAACCAGTATTACCTTGACTACCGCCAGGAGTACCAGTTAAGTACTGATCTCCTGAGGTTAGAAAACCTTGTGAGTGCGTATGTGCCCCATCTGAACTGGTAACGCCTCCGTGGTTATGGTCTTTAACCTCATCAGCCTGTACAGAACCAATAACATCTCCACCTGTACCATCACCCCTATCAGTACGGGTAGCAGCATCTGGGTCATTGCCAGCTCCATTATCCCAACCACGAAGGAAATACCCACGTAAGTCAGGAAGATTGAATGTGGTAACTCCATCACCGTTACCAAACCACTCTCCTATAACAGCAAATAGTCCAGCATAAGTCGTTCTCGATACTGCCGACCCATTACAGACAAGCCAACCAGAAGGAGCCGTTGTTCGCATGAAGCCTTGAACAGCACCGGCAGGAGTTCCTTGTATAGTACCATTACTTGTTATCTGCGTAACTGTACCAGCCGAGTCCTCATAGTATAATTCAGTTATACCACCAACATCTTTTGTATATGCAAAGCCTACATTAGCAGCATTAGTTGGGTCTGATGCCTGCTCAAGTAAGGTACACCACTTATGAGCACCATCATTAGCATCTCCAGCCCAACTATGGTCGACTTCAAGACGCTCACTTATATCATTCTTCAATTCCCTGATACGAGTAGCACCTTGACTAGCACTTTGACTGTCTGCCGGGGAGGCTTCATAAGCAGCATTCCAAGTTCTTGTAAAGGTAGTCATCTTTAATCCTCTTAGCTTACTATAGCCCTATCAGTAACTCTACGCCAATTAGTTCCATCTGAGAATGCTGGAACAGCTCCACCAGATTCATCAGATACATATATCATATTTCCTTCATAATCAGAAGCTGTAGGCAATGTAGCAACTGTATACTCAGGTAGAGCTGGGCCATAGTCAAATATACTATTAACAACAGATGCTATATCTCTCAGTCCAGTTCTTATATCCCTAGCAAGATTAAATACAGATTGATAAGTTTTCTCATTATCATAGTCTGACTTCCTAACCTGTAAAGCGGGCTTTGTTAAACTAAGTTTAGTCATGATACCTATAAGCCCTATCTCTTAAATCCCAAGGTAAGTCAGATGCTACATCGAAGCAAGGACAATCCTTATGAACTCCTGGCATATCTCTGTGTCCTGCATATTTAGCATTAATAGCCATCCTACCTAATAGTCTCCAAAGCATTTTCATACTTTCTTTCTGTGCCCAGGTTCTGGTATCTTTAGGATTGCCTTGCCAATCAAGACCACCTATATAACATATACCCCAACTATTCGTATTATAGCCTTTAACGTGGGCACCCCTCTCATCCAAGTCTCGCCCTATCTCAATTCTACCGTTAAGACGAATAACAAATTGATAGCCAATTTCTGCAAAGCCTCTATCCTTATGCCACTGATTAATATTCTCAGCGGTAAAGTCCTCACCCTCTTTTGTAGCAGAACAGTGAGTTATTATTAATTCTATAAGGTCTTCGTTGATAACACTCATTGATGGAACTCCTTCCTTATTTTGCAGGGAAGTCAATATCAATAATATGCAAGGCAACTCCAGCAGCTACTATTGAAGCGGCTACTATCCATAGAATTCTTCGTCGAATACTAGCGCCTACTGATATATCAATAGTTTTGAATAGTTGATTTACTATAGCTCTTGCAATCTTATTTATATCCTCATCAGACAATCTACTATCATTAGAGTCATTGTTCATCCTAGGTCCTTCATTAATCTATGTCATGCACAAAAGGATCTTTCCAATATTGAGAAGGTATACCAGCTTCATCCATAGTGTCCCCAACCAGTTCTATAGATGGTTGTTCAATATCCTCTCCAACAATATCGTTAAGCATATTTTTATAAATAGCCCAGAACTTATTAGCATCCTCCATATTCCTAAGAGATAAATAACCCCAACTAACTGCTAGCATAATAAGAGCATCATCTTTTTCATCAAGGTCTGATGCTACATCGCTCGAGGCATTGAAAGCGGTAGGCCATGCAGTTATTCTTATATCAAGGTCATATGCTGCGTCTGGTATCTTCCATAGTTCTAACTTTCCTGCCCACTTTGTATATATAGAAGGTTTACCAGTTGCATACTTCTCAGGGTATGGAATACGCTTATCAAATTCTTTATAAAGGAAACCCTGTAACTTTCTACTCTCACTACCATCAATTAGACGAATATCATGTATCTTTCTAACAGTACTTGGAAGTGTTACAAACTTATCATCAGCAGGAGTTCCAGTATAAGAAGTAGATAAAGAAGTATTCAAGCCCTCAAGCTCTTCAAAGTTATGTACTCTTGCAATCCTTTGCTGAGCAATATTCAACCAGGTAATATATCTAGCTGTAGATATATCATCCCTATCAGCGAAGAAGGCCGATACTTCTGTAACCAATTCTGAACGAGTTAAGGTTCCCATCTTTATATCCTAATTAAAAAGAGGGGAGGACCGAAGCCCTCCCTCCTTTATTACCAAGGGAAATCACACAAGATGATCTGTGCAGACGAATCCACAGACTGGGCACAGACATGATCTGTTTCCGCAGCTACGGACAAGTCCAACGTACCATCACCAGCGCCTGTGGGAGTTAGAGAATCCCCGTCAGCTCCAGCTGTTAGTGCGATGCTAAGTGTTGCTACACCCTTAATCTGAATCCAGCCATACTCCTGGTCAGACATATTGGCTTGCAGTACACCAGCCCCAAGTTCGCCAGTACAATCGCTCAGGTCAGATGAGACCTGGAAGTCGACAGGGCCATCATTACCATAGTAGTATGCAACCTCACCGGCTACACCATCCACGGCAGCAGTACCTTCGATATACTGAATGTACTTATAGACCTTGTTTCCTTCAAAACGGAGACAGCCCACACCTTCTTTATCAGTGGTGCTAACTGCGTCCAGCGGTGTTGCGAATACCTTCTTAATACCGTAAGTCATTTCACACCCCCTTATGCTGTGTCAATGTTGTAGATGACACCCTGACAGCGGCGGCGCGAAACAGTGAAGTTACCGGCCAGTACAATCTGAGCGGCACGGTCATTCACTTGGTCAGGTATCGGCTTCCACTCCGTCATGTCAAAGTACATCATAGGGTCGTACTTGAACGTGATGAAGTTTGTATTTAGGAAGTACATCCGAGTGTTGGCACAAGAGGGAGACCAAATCATCGGAATACCTTTGAAGGACTGATTCTGGAATCCCATATCAGCCAACTTTCGGTCATTAATCCGATAGTAATCAAGAGCCTCATCCTCATACCATTCATACGGAGTCTGTCCCGTTAAGATGATATCTGGCGCATCCATCTTCAGGTTGTTGGTGCAGTTGTTCAGCAAAGTACGCATCTCAGCTACACCATTAGTGGCAAAGCTGGAACCAGTTAAGTTCTTAGTCTGATTCCTCCACCAACTGTAGGTGGACTGGTTGATAGCGCCGACTTCAGTAGAGGACGTCGGGTCATCTTGCACCAGATGCTGCAGACCATCAAAACCATCATCACTTGCTGTATTAGCAAACAGACGTGTTTCCAAGTCATCAATGATGGAGTTTCTGGTATTTTCCAGCTTACTATTCATGAAGTCGATAATCTTTGACTTCGAGCGGTTCTGCTGGTCGTCCACACCAAAGCGAACGATTGAAGCAGCCATATACTTCCAATCCCACTGCGATACAGTCAAGAATTCATAGTCGTTCAGCGGTACAGTACCACCTTTCTTTAACCAAACGACGTTATCATTCTTGTCATACTGCAAGGGATCAGTCAGGAAACGTCCACCGGAAACAGACTTCAGTTTGCCCTTTTCCTTCAACCAGTACCAGAAGGGGGTGGCATCAAAAATCTGGTCACGGATGGTGTCCTGCATATGCTGCCAAGTAGTTGTATAGAGGTTGTCGAGTGCCTCTGTCAACGTTAAGGCCATTTTGCAATACTCCTATTCCGAGTTAAGTTAACAATCAATCATCACTAAGTTGCACGTCAACCATAGTCTTTGCCCATGCTGTGTCGGCTGCGGTCTTAGTATCCATGTCGGAAGGTACTTCCTCACTCCCTCCACTGGTTGGTAAGAGGCCACCAAAGCCTGGCTTCGATTTTGAAGACTTATTGTCTTCAGATCCCTTATCGTCTTCGGACTCATCTTTGCTATACTTTTCTTCGAGTTCTTTAACCTTATCCGGGTTCTCTGCCTTTGCCAGAGCATAGATTCTGGTGAGGGATAGTTCAGGATTATCCTTAGCAATCTTAGCCATTTCTGGCTTAAAATCATTAAAGTCTTTATGCTTTGCCTGAAGTTCCTTAACCTCAATCAGTAATCTTTGTTCCTCACTTGAGCTGCTCACAGTCTGAAGTTGGTCAGTTAACCCTTTCATACTCTTAGTAATTATCTTTTCAACCTGACCTAACATATGCCCCATGAACTGTTTTCTATCCATAGACTCGAGGTCTGCCGAAGCAGAAAGGTCTTCCTCCTCTTCCTCATTATCTTTGCTAGATTGTCGTTCAAGAGCCTGTCGCTGTGTCTCGGTCAGTCCAGATAATGTACCTGTGAGTTGACTAAGTTGATCACCTTGCTTCTGACTCGATTCAACTAGTGTCCCTACCACCTTCGCTAAATCTCCTACTATCTTACTTAAGTCCTGCTCTTCGCCAGACTTTTCATCTTTCTTCTTACCTGCTTCGCCTACCATTTTACTCTACCTCGCTTTTAGATTTACCTATGCCAAGATTAGCTAATAAAGTAGCCAACTTGCCACTATCCTTCGATTCTTCTTTCTGACCTTCAGTGTCAGATACTTCCACTCGTGGAGTCACAAGTTCTTCTGATTTAGATTCAGCTTGCTGCCTCGCAGCTACTACCAACACACGTCTCTTTCTTCGAATCTCCAACATGATAAGACGTTCAATCTTCTTAAGAACTCGTCCAGAAGTGTACTCGATATTCTTACCAGAAACTTTTACATTTCCTTGTGTATCAATATCTATATCAATGTGTACAGGTTTTGTCATAATACCCCCTTTTGTCCGAACGTCGGACATTTCTTACGAATCTTCCAAGTACTGACTATATTTACCATGCTTTTCACAAGCCTCCTTTAGTTTCTGCTTACTATCTATATACAAGGGTTTAGTAGTAATATGCTCCCACCAACCAGCAGGAAAAGGATGAAAGCGAGGAGCACTAATAAGAGGTTCTGTTTGTCCTCCGCACTTAATGCAGTCGACTTTATCGCGTTCAGCATACTTACTAATTCTCTCAAAGACATGATTGCACTCCTTACACTTAAAGTCATAAAGGGGCATACTAACCTCCAGCAGCAGGAGCGGGAACGCCCTTAGGCCCTTTACCCTGCTGAAACATTTGTATTACAGAATTCAAGTCCATAGGTACCTGAGCGCTTCCAGGCATCCCTGGTGGTATCTTCAACATGGTATCAAATACAGTACCATGATGTTCATGTAAGAAGTATCTACGCAACTGAAGTTGGTCAATTAAGGGATCACCATTCAACTGCTGAAACATTATTTGAGCATTCTGCTGCCTAAGCTTCTTTGTTTCCGGGACAGAGGTATCAGGGTCAACATTGTACTCGAATATCAAACCTTTAAGCATTTCTGGTTTAAACCTTACCCATACAGGAACTCCATTAGGTCCCATAATATCCACAACTTGTTCTTCATTCCAATGGTTAAAGATAATATGATTTACATCTTCCATTATACCTACAAACATATCTGCCATCATATCACGTCTTTCATCAACACGAATCTCAGAAGCCTGTCGTACAATCATAGCTTCAGTAGCAGTAGTATCTCCAGAGCCTTCCTTATATTCACCAAACTCATTTCTTGAGAATCCAACAGTTTCCCTTACTTCCATAGTTGTATTCTGTTTAGCAATAAATAAGTCCTGAGGAATATTATTACCTTCTACCCATTTAATATCAGTGAGTGGGTCTCCATCCATCTCTACATAAGGAAGGATACTCTTATCTAATAACTTGGCCGCTTGGTCTGGATTAAGAGCGTTCTTCTTAGCCAAAAGTTTAATTAAGGATAGTCTTCGATGCTTCATAATCTGAGTCATATTCTCATTTAACTCAAGCTGTAAAGGCTCAAGAATTTGAGAATCAGGTACACCCCAGAATACTTCATCATCCTCATTGAAGGTTATAGTATGAAATGGAAGTCTGCCATTGTACTGCAACTCATCAGGCCCTTCATAAAGTGCTTTATCTGTCAGGTTATAAGGAGCTATAACAGATACAGTTCCATTCTTCTTATCCCTAATTTCGTAAAGATCAACCATCTCCTCAAATACTTTTGATGCTTTATTATCATCAGGCTTTGATGCTATCATAGTGCCTTTATTACCAGAGCCAGAGTCTAACATAGCTCTAGCAGTTTTATCAAATCTTACATCAGCCTTCACATCAAGAAGAGGACGACGAATATAGTGTATGCAGAATCTTGCATCATCAAAATCCATACAACCAGTAGGTACAAGAAATGCACCTGGATGTGTACGCAGAAACCAAGGCATATTTGGAGTCACTATCTGATTATACTCAACCTTATTTGTACCTGCTTTATTGGGAGCTGTATTATCTAACTCTGTTGGACTAGGAGTAAACTGCGCTCCATATCCCATCTTACCAACTCCAGTACCAAACATGAAAGTATCTTGAACAATCTTCTTCATCTGCTTTTTAAGCTTCATCTGCCTAATAAGCTTATTATCAATCCTTTCAAGGAGTTGAGCAAGCAACATATTCTCAAGTCCAGGCTTGGTAGATATAAGACTTACACTAGGATTCCTAAAGTATATTCTAGGAACAACAGTACGAATCATCTTGAAATAGATGTTTGCAGGAAGAATGTCACCTTTCCATTGACCTCTATAATACTGTCTCCAAGTAGGCCACTTGGCCACATGAGCAAAGGTCTTCCTAAACTCAATACCAGCCTCAATCTGAGTCTGCCACCAGCCTATATCTATCTTACCTTTTGAATATCCAGTAGGCATTATAACCAACCCCATTCTTTTAGCATACGTATATCGTTAGATACACGAGAGCCTATATCTTGGCGAAATTGCATATCTTGTATTACCAAATTATTTAAGGTTCTATATACCCTATTTCTTGCCTCACTTATATCCCTTCCATGAGCAGTTGCTTTAAGTACAACACCGTCACTTCCGGCATACTTATACTCTCCATCATCAAGATAAGCATCAGTAAGATAGATATGTTTCATACTTTCTGCATTAAGGCCAATAATAGGCATACCCCTTTTTTCTCCTTCTGCCTCAGCATGAGGATAGGGTGGGACAGAGGCCCTTACCGCTATTAGATAATCTTCAGAAAGCATCATATCTTTTTTCATTCCTGCTGCAGTTTCAAACATTAAATCTGTTACTGGTTCCTGTAAACCTTCCATCAAGGCTTCAATAGCATCATAGCCGAAACGAGGAGTAAACTCAAGTGCATATAACTCATTTGCATCAACTATACAATTAATATCTACAGGTCCTCGATAACCAATCTTTTTCAATAGGGGAGATATTTTTTCAATAGTCTCCCTAGTTAATCTATTACCTTCTGTCCCTATAACAAGGTTTCCCATACAACCTGTATTAGGGCCTTTATCTCCTTGCATGAACTTCTTTTCTTCAAAGGTATGGTTAAAAGGTCTTATCCAATCCCTACCATTAAACCACCCTTCAGTACTAATCTCAATCCCATCAACTATCTTCTGTACTATAAGCTTCGTGCCAGATGGCAGAGTGCTAAGGCACCAACGAAAGATATCAGGATGCCTACAAATAAAAGTTTTCGCCGTATCAAGATTTCCTGAAGGCTTAACCACAAACCCTGATTCTTCCCAGATATCTGCGATGCCTCTTGCTTCTTCTGGACTATCGAAGAAGTAAGTTTCCGGCACATTGATGTTGAACTTATTGAAGACTTCAATGCCCTTCTCCCTATCTAATTCAATCATATCTGCAAATTTATTGCAGCCTATAAAGACCTTTCCAAGCTTTCGAAATGTATCTTCGTACTTTCCAAAGCCTACCATATCACAGATAACAAGTTCAGCCCTAGCAATATGAGGCCTCCAACTATTAATCCTTTGAACAATTCCTTTACCAGCGAAAGGCATGTTAGGATTCTTAATAAAGAGGTCAACGTCATTACCCTCCTCCTTTAATTTTTGAGCTATTCCTAATCCATCTCCATCAACCGATAACATTAAAATCTGCATAGTCTGCCTCCAAGTTCGTCGCTACTTGATTATCATATAGTTCGCTCTCACCTCGTGAGCGCATCTCTTCTATAATACCTTCCATTGAAAAAGGGTCTGCTTCTTGACGAGCAGGAACATAGGACCTATCGCCAGCATATAGTTCTGCCTTTTCTTTTATAACTGCATACATAGCAGCTCCCATAACTCTATCATCGAAACAGCCTTCTTCAGCTTCCATCTGACCATTATCCTTTTCCACAAAGGAATCAAGTTCATCCTTTAAATGCGGAGAATGTATAACCATATCTGTCGATAGTCCATGCCGCAACTGACCAAGAGCAAAGGGCTTTGATTTAACACTAGTCCTATAACCAAAGTCAGTTATCTTATCAACCTCATCCCTTACACCAGCTCCTTTACGAGGACGCTTATTAACTAAATGATTAGGGTAACTATCTAATAATACCTTAACAGCTACAATTCCGTGGTTGTTATTTTCCAAGTTAATATAAGCGTTGTTATAAGTCTCTCCTATAGAAGCCGCTTTCTTTCCAAATACATCAGGACTTATAGCATTATTAGCATACTCTGCAACCTGCTCATTTGTCTCCAGACAGAATACTTCAAGAGTAGACCTATCACCTTCACCAGTACCCTTTTCATTCTTGATGGATGACCTACCACCAACTCCTGCAGCAACGTCACCACCTATCGCATAGTGGTAACCTCTCTTAGGATGGTCAGTAAGCCCAAATGTATTTCCATCTAGTCTTTGCCATAGCTCAGTAGGTTCATAGTTAATCTTAGCAAATATAGACCTACCAGTTGCTTGGAAGCACTCATCAAGAGTCATTGGATATTCCTGCTTGAACTCATTTAAGTCAAAGTCCAACTCCTCAATCTTATCCCTTCTCCAAGCTAACTGGCCGATCGTTAGACCAAACTGTAGTAACTTAGGCTCATCATACTCATCTATTAAGTGCTCAAGAAAATATGCTTCCTCTTTTTCAGATAATACATACTGATATTCATCAAAAGTATGCCAAGGAAGAAAGTGCAGCCTATAAGCACTTTCATTATTTGCAGCCCTCATAGTAGCACGATGGTAATAGTTCCCCTTACCATTCCCTGTTGATTCAAGAGATATCTCTCCGGACTTAGGAACTGCTTGGAAAAGCCCAGATAGTAATCCCTTCGCATCCTCCCAGAACGCCACCTCAGAACAATGCAAGAAGTTGATAGTATCACCACGACCGAACTTCTTCGCACCTGCAGTCCCAATGTAGAAGTTAGAGCCCATCTTAGGAAAACCAATTTCATTCTTATTACTCGTACTAATTACAGGTTTAGCGCCCCTCATATGCTCAATCATATAGTGAACCTTAGCCAACATCTTCTGTGTAGATTTAGTATCATGACTAATTACTACAG